TTAGAATCTGCCGGTGTTGAGGCGGCTTTGGAGTGCGCGTGCGGTGCCGGGGCCGAACCATGAGTCCTGGGCGACGCCGAGGTGTTTCTGCAGGGCGCGGATGGTGGCGGGGCCGAGGAGCCCGTCCGCGGTGAGGCTGAGCTTGCGTTGGACGGCGCGGATGAGGTTGGAGCCGCCGCCACCGTAGCGCACGCACGAGTCCACGAGCGCGGGTCGGCCCCATGTCCGGCCGTCCGGCCTGTACTGGCCGCTGATGATGCCGTCCACGCTGGTGCCCATGACCTGCTGCCAGCGGCGGATGGTGGCCGGCCCGCAGGAGCCGTCTACCGTGAGCCGGCCCGTGCCGCCGCCGGACGACGTGGCGCCGCCGTTGTAGGCGGGGCGCAGGATGGCGGCGATGGTGTTCCATGCGCGGGTGCGGCGTGCTACGCGCCCGTTGTTGGTGTTGCCTTCGATGGTCTGGATGTACGAGCCGTGGTTGGCTTCCACGAAGCCGATGTGGTCCACCACGCCGCCGTCCCAGTTGAATATCACGATGTCGCCGGGTTTGGCGCTGCGCGTGGTGACCGCGCGGGAGCGTCCCGCGCTGAGCACGTATGGCACGTAGGCGGCGGGCAGTCCCGGGAACGCTTGGCCGGCACGGCTCATGACCCAGCTGACGAACATCGCGCAGAACGGGACGCCCGACGCGCCATAGTATGAGCCGTGGGATTGGGCGTACCAGCGCCCGTACTTCGTGCCCGGCTGCGGGTCGGTCCAACGGGAATAGCCGATTTCGCCCGCCGCGATGCGCAGGACTTCACTCGCCGTCGCCATAGGACACCTCCTCGATGGGTGCCACGTCAGCGGTCGCGTCGGCTCCCCTGGAGTCGGACACCGCGTAGGCCGCCTGAGCTGTCCCGGTCGTGGCGTCGGTGGCGGTGGCGATGATGTTGGCTTTGATCGCGTTGGTGAGCTGCTGTCCCTGCACTGCGGCACCGGTCAGGTTGTTGTTGCGCCACCACGCGTACACGGATGCGATGACGGCGATGACGCCGGTGATCGCCGTGCTCACCTGATCGGTGGTGAACGGGAGCTGGCTGATGCCGGCGATGCTCAGGCCGGTCTGCGCGACGCTGAATAATTGGACGATGAGCAGGATGATCGCCTTGGTGCGTTCCACGGTCAGGCCGGGAATCGCCGGGCCGGTGGCCTTGTGGTCGGCCACGCCGGTGGTGTTTGCCATAATGGTTCTCCTTACAGAAGAAGCCCCACGGGTGTGGGGCTTTGGTTGGTTTTACAGAGTCGGACGCGCAATCGCGCGTCCGCGTAGGTGACGCCGAACATCGTGGCCGGCATCGGAAGCCACCGCCGCAGGTTCTCCCGCACGGTGACGGGCGCATCAACCGACTGGGTGCCAGCCCGGATGGTCAATGTGGCCGTGCCGGGCTTGACGCCGTTGATGGTGATGCTCATGATGGCTTTCCTCCCAGCCGGGGCGCAATGGGCGCATTCTGGATATCGTTGTTGATCTGGGTGCCGTGGCCGTTGCCGCCCAATCCGTGATAGGCGTCGTAGACACGTTGGGCGCGGAGTTTGAAGTCATTGTCGGCGACGCCGTGGTGGTCGTGCACCATCGTGTCCTGCTGCTGTTCGAGCTTGCACAGCAGAAGCGTGCGCAGCGCCTCGTCGACGAGTTTTTCGTGTTCGCAGCCGCGCCTCATGTCGGCCATCAGCTGCTCATGCTCCGCCCTTCGGGTCTCCTCGTCGGCGATCTGCGAGCGCAGGTTTTTGAGTTGGTGCCAGAGGCCGGCGGCTATGGCGCTGATGGCGGCGATGAGGAGGCCGGCGACGACGCTGGTGATGATGTCGTCAGCCATGTGGCTCCTCTCTGACGGGATGTCGCATTGGCGATCCTCTCTGTGTGTGGTGGTGGAATCCCACGGTGCGTTGGTATTGGTTAATACGGGTGGTCGGTGGCGGCGAACACCAAAGGCAGGCCGATTTCGTCGAGCATGCCCGGCAGTTCGCCGTCCGCGTATCCGCAGACGCTCCGCGCAACCTACGCCACACGTTCGGCACGTTGGCTATCAAGGCCGGAACCGACATCAGCGTGGTCGCGCGACAGCTCGGACACTCCGACATCCAAACCACCGCACGGTATTACCTCAAGCCCGATCTGAGCGTCCTCAAGGACATGCAGAAGGCATGGCAGAAACTCATATTGACCTGCTGAATAGCTTTCCGTAACCCTGTACAATGCGAAGGGCTTCACGGTCATCCGCGCCGGCAGCAATCAGGGTTGTGTAGGCTCGCTCTGCTATCCGGTCGTCTAATCAACGATCAAGCGGTACCGTGATGCAGCCCTCGACCCAACCGCCTTTGCCGAGCGTCATCTTCGCGGCCGAGCGAAGGCTGATCTCGTTGCCAGCGGTCTGCACCTCGACGCCATGAAGCCCCACGCTCGAATTGGACACCGTGGCGCAATGCACCTCGAACGCGGCCTCCAATCCAGTCGGAAGCCTGAAAAGCTTGGACGTATCCCATATCCTCGGGGCAGTCCAGTCCGTGTTGACTCGAATGGCATGAAACGCGACGATCAACATCCCGCCGACAAACGCGGTGCGATAATCCACGTCCCAGTTATCGTTTGGTTTCGTGAGGGTTACGGAATCCCACAGTTTCGACATGGGAGGCAGCTGTTTGATGAGCATGACCGGCGTGCCGGGCGTGATCCCGCTGATCGGGATGCGGGCGATCGGGATCCACGCCGTGTCGGAGGCCGAGTGGATGCTGCCCGACGGGACGGTCGGGTCGGCGGCCGTACCGGTGTTTGGCGTGCCTTTGAGCACGGCGATGGCGGCGGTCTCGATGTTCTGGCTGTTCCGTGTGTATTTGAGGCAGACGAGGTCGTTGCGGTTCTGGCCGCTCATGCCGCTTTCGATGGTCGCGGTCTCGGCCTCGGTGACGCGCGCGTATCGTCCTTCGACCACGAGGTTGAGGACTGGGATCAGCGCGTGATTCGCATCCTGCATGGTCACCGTAGGGAAAGTGCCGTCGCTGCCCTGCAGCAGGTAGCTTCCGTTGCCGATGATTCCGGCTTGCATGGCGCCCATGTCGCCGCTGGTGATGTGCGGTGTGCCGCCCTTGCCTGTGATGAGCGTGGTGGTCATGTCAGTCCTTTCCCTCGGTAAGCCATGCCGTGTAGGCCGCGTCCTGCGTGGCGGCGAGTTTCTTGAATTCCTGCTGGCATGAGGTGCATGCCAGCGCCTCCTGCGTCACTCCGTCCGCGGTGGTGTGTTTGATCTGGTGCCAGTCGCTCGACGTGCGCGGATCTCCGTCGGTGAGGTATGCGCTGTCGTGGCAGCGGTCGCATGTGTATTTGGTGATGTTCGTGGTTTTTGCCATGATGTTCCTTTCAGGCGAGTCTTTGCCAGACGTGTCCGCCGATGATGGTGTGGATTTCCTTCCATGTGCCGCCCTGGTCGTTGGGGTTGCCGGCGACGCACCAGTAGAGCGAGCCGATTGGGTGTGCGGCGAGGAAGGATGCCGCTGTCGCGCTGGATTGTGCGGTGATGGTGCCGTCCTGGCCGATGGTGATGGTCTTGCCATCGGGTTTGACGCCGCCGAGGGTGGCGGTGGATGCCACTGGCAGCGTGTACTTGTTCGCGGCGGACTGGATGCCGTCGAGCTTCTTCTTGTCTGCGGCGGCCATGAGCCCGTCCGCCGATGATGTGGCCTGTGCGACGGTGATGGCAGCCGTCTCGTCGTTGCGGGTCACTGTGACTGGAGCCGACGCAGTGATGTCCAAGATTCGCGCCTGCGCCGCGGCCAACGCGTTCTGCGCCGTGGTGGTGGCCGTGTCGGCTTTTACGCCGGCCTGTTTGGCGAGGTCTCTGGCGCCTCCGATTTCGGCCGCGGCGTCGCTTGCGGCCTTGTTGGCTTCGGTGGCGGTTCTGCGGACCGTTTCGAGGTCTGCGGCGGTCACATCGGCGCTGAACGTCCAGTTGGAGAGGGTGAGGCCGCTGCCGGCGTAGTAGGCGTGGCCGTCTCCGGAGCTTGATCCACCGCCGCCGGTCTCGCCGGTCGATTCCGTGGACGCGGTGGTCGCCTCGTAGGTTACGGTCGGGATGCCGTCCTTGACTTTGATGATCTTCTTGGTGATCTCGGCGGTGACCCTGATGCCGGTGGTGTTGTCGCGGCCGGTCACGGTGTCGCCCACGTCGAGGTCGATGCCGCCGGTAACGTCGAGGTCGATGCCGCCGGTAACGTCCACGTCGATGCTGCCTGTATCTCGCAGCTCCTGGAGCTTTGTCTTGCCTTTGGTCTCGAGTTCGGCGGCGTCGGCGTTGCTGAGCTCGTAGACGCTTGTGCGCTCATCCGCGCCTTTGATGGTCTGCGTATGGCTGAGCGTGCCTTTCTGGTCGGCGTACCAGTGGACGACGATCCTGTCCTTGAGTTCGCCCTTGCCGAGGCAGATCAGGTGGTTGATCGGATGCGAGGCGAGGGTCGCATCGAAGTCGATGAGGTCGGAGTCGATGAGGTCGCCGGCGGCCGTGATCGGCGGCGCGTCGACTGTCACGCCGTTCTGCGCTGCGGTGATGCGCAGCCGCAGTCCTGATGCGCGCAGCATCTTGGACAGGCCGCTCCACGCGTCGCAGTACCGGTCGAACTGCCAGTTTGCGGTTTTGGATGTGCCTTCCGTGACGGTGAGGATGTCCTGCAGTCCGATACGGGAGATGACGGTGCGCAGGAGCGTGCCGATCGTGCCGCTCATGGTCAGGTAGTCCTTGCCCTTGTCGGGTTCGAGGATCTTCGAGGCGAGCAGGCCGTGCCAGTCGCGACCGCGGTAGGTGAGCTCTCCCTCGCCGCCGGTGACGCTGGTCTTCACGTCGTCGACGATGCCGCCCCAGCCGGTGCCGTCGACCCACCATCGGCAGCCTGGTTTCAGGCATGCCGGGCATTGGAGGTCGAAGTCGTTCTCCCCCGACCCGTATGCCAGGTCGAGCGTCCATGAGGCGTACGAGCCGGACGGCGTGCCGTTCGTGTCGGTGACGATCAGGTCCATGGCGGTTCGCTCCTCTCTTCGATGGCGGTCAGGTCGAATTCGAATCCGCCAGCCCAGCTGATCGTGCTCGTGCCGGGGGGAAGCGGTTCGAAGATGTAGGTGCCGGATCCGCGTCCGGTGCCGCGCACGGCCTTGGCGAAGAGGTTCGTGCGCAGGCCGGTGTCGGAGATCATGATGACGGTCCTGGCGTCAGCGGTGCCGTCGATTTCGAGTCTGCTGCTGGCCGGAATGGTCGCGTCGACCTCGTACCGGTTGGGGCCGATGATGACGTACGGGTTGACGCATGGGCCGAAGATCGTGAGGCGTATCGGCTGCGGCATGCCGCTCGTGTTGGCCACGGTGTCCAGAATGCTCATGCCGCCGTAGTCGTGCGGATAGTCGTGCGGGTAGTCAAGTCCGCTGCCGGCGTCGGTTCGCGGATCGTGATGCGTGGTGGTCTCCCTCCGCCACACGCCGTCCAGGAGCACGACGGTAAGCTGCGTCTCGACCATCGTGGGCGTGATGGTCTGCGGTTCCGCCTTGACCACGTAGGCGCGAGTCGTCCACCCGTCCGCGTCGAACGTGCCGGGCGTTCCGGCGGCCACGTCCGCGTCGAACAGGCGGCGAGTCGAATCCACCTTCTCGGGGCAGCGGACATAGGTTAGGTCAAGCTCGGCCTCGCGCGCCGTGCGACTTACTCCGGTTAGACTCCGGTATCCGAGGGTGTACGACCATTCGCGGCCGCGCAGCCCCTCCGCCGTCTGAGCCCAGATATCGGGCCCTTCCAGTGGGATCGTCTCACCGGTCGAGGCGCACACATAACTAAGCGATCGCATTTCGTATCACCCTTCCGAGTTCACGACCATCGACTTCGATGCCGAGTTTCTCCATAATCAGTGGCATATCCGCGTGCAGCGCGCGCAGTTCCGACAGGAGTTCGCCGAGCAGTTCGCCAGATAACGGTTCGCCGCCAGTCGAGACGGAGGCTCTGGTCGGGCTCAGACCGTAGCCGGTGGCTACATCGGGAGTCGTGAACCGTGTGGAGGCGATGTCCGAGGCCATGCCGTTCATGCTGGACATGACGGCGGCTTGGCTGTTGCTGATGCCCTGGGCGAGACCGAGACCGATGTTCCGACCTATCTGGTCGCGGAACAAGCGTGACGGCGAGTGGATGCCGAGAAAGTTCTTCACGCCGGAGATGGCATCTTTCACGCCGCCGAGAATGGCGCTGCCAACTTTGCCGATGCTGCCCGTGATGCCGCTGATAATGCCATGCACGATCTGCGAGCCGATGGACACCATGCGTCCCGGTATGGATGCAAGCGTGTTGACCAGATTGCTCAGGAACTGCTGGCCCGCGCGAAGCGCGCCGGATGCCATGCTGCTGGCGAACGAGCCGACCGCGCTTATCGCGCCGGAAAGCCCGGCACCGATGCGTCCGGGCACCTGCGAGATGTAGGAGCCGATGGACGAGAGGAACCGGGAGCCGGCGTTGACCGCGTTCGACGCCATCCGGCCGACGAAGCTGGCTGCGGCGCTTACGGCCCCGCTCAGCCACGAGCCGACGTTCGCCGGAAGCTGGGAGATGAACGTGCCCACGTTGCTGAGGAACCGGGAGCCTGCGGAAAGCGCGTTGGCACCCATCTGCGCGGCCCAGCTCGCCACCGACGCAACCGTGGAGGTCAGCCAGTTCCAGATATTGCCCGGCAGTTGCACAAAGAACGTGCCGAGGTTCGCGAGAAACTGCTGGCCCGCAGAAATCGCCTGAGAGCCGAGCTGCGCGGCCCACAGCACCACGAACGTGATGCCATAGGCGAGCCAGTAGGCTATCGTCGCCGGAAGATTCGTGAGGAAGTTCGCTATGTTCGAGACGAACTGCTGTCCCGCCTGCAACGCCGACTGGCCGAAGCTCACCGCCCACGTGCCAATCGACGTAATCAGGTTCGACAACGCCGTCCCGATCGCGGAAGGCAGTTGCTGGAACCATTGAATGACCGACTGGAACGCGTTAGGAAGCGTCTGCGTGAAGAAGTTGGCGATGTTCTGGCCGAGATTGGTGACGAAATCGACCGCTTTCTGCCATGCGGAGGAGATGAACGACGTGAACGCCGCCCACACCTTGCGGCCTACCTCGGTCTGTGTGCAGAACCAGACAAGCGCGGCCACGAAGGCCGCGACGCCGACGACGATCGCGCCGATGGGGTTTGCGGCTATGACGGCGTTGAACGCGCCCTGCACGGCGGTCGCCATCTTCGTGGCCGTGCTCCATGCGGTCTGTGCGGTCTTGACGAGGCTCAGCCCTCCGGCCATCTGTTTGAGCATGGCGACCGGGCCGCCCAAGTCCATCATGAGCATGATGCCGTTGCTGACGCCCTTGGCGGCGGTCGTCACCGTGTTCATGGTTCCGGTGAGCGCCTGTAGACCGCTGTTGAGCGCCTGATAGCCCTTGACTGCGGCGAACGCTGTGCCGATGCCGATGATGATGGGCGCGAGTTCCTTGCCGTGCTGGACGAACCAGTCGAGCGTGTCGGCGACGAGTTTGATGCCGTTGGCGAGACCGTCTGGGGGAATCATGTGCGCCCAGTCGATGACCATGTTGACGACGCCCATGATCGCGTCCCTGAGTCCGTCCCACAGGCTTTTGAACGTGAACAACGCCCCGTTGTCCTTCAGCGCCTGCCAGAGCTGTCCGAGCCAGTTCTTCACGCCGGTGACCATGCTCGCGGCGGCGTCTCCCACCTTGCCGAACTGGCTCGAGAAACCGTTGATCGCGCCGGCGATGTTCTCCACGCCGACCGCTTCCACGACCTTCTGCACGGCCTTGGCTACACGGTTCTTGACGTTCTCCATGGCGGTGCCGATGCCCTGCGTCGCGTCCTTGGCCTGCTGCGCGAACGAGGCGTATTTGCCGAAACCGTTCTGGTTCAGTTCCATGACCTTCTTGTTGAAATCATCGAAACTGATTGACCCGTTTTTCATGGCCTCATACAGGTCGTTTGAGTTTTTCCCTGCGCCCAGCATGGCCTCGGCGACCTGATTGAGCTGGCCGGGCATCGCGGCCTGAATCGAACGCCATGCCTGCATATCGACCTTGCCGGCGCTCAGCATCTGCGTGTACTGGGTGAGCGCGTTCTCCTGCTCCATGGTCGAAGCGCCGCCCGCAAGCATCGCGTTGTTGAACGCGAGGGCGATGTTCGTGGCCTGATCCAGATTGCTGGTCAATGGGGCGAGCTGCTGCACCATGCCCGTCATCGCCGAACTGGTGGTGGGCAGGCCGTCGAGCGCGCTCGAGATCTTCTTGATGGAGGCGGCCGCGTCCTCGGAACTGTAGCCGAGGTTCTTCATGACCTTCGGGAAGTTGTTCATCTGGTCGGCGCGCGAGATCGCGGAGTTCAGGCTTCCCGTGACCACCGAGGCTACCTTGGAGAACACGGTGGAGGCGATGCCGGCGACCGCGCCCACCTTCGCCGCGAAACCGCCGGAGAGGCCCGAGCCGATGCTCTGGCCGGCCTTCTGCCCGGTGGATTTCGACGGCCCGTCGAACGCGTTCTCGATGGCCTTGCCTACGCCCTTCATGCTGGGCACGATCTGCACGTACGCCTGAGCCAGCTGGTATGCCATGACCATTCCTCTCTATACGTCCGTGAAGTCGCGGCTCATGAACGCGTCGAGCTGTTCGATGGTCAGGGCCATGGGCTTGATGGTGCGCGTCCTGCGCGTGGCTTCCCCGGAGTCCTCCGGCTTGGAGGGGTTCGCGACGGCATGGCCGCTTCCGTTGCCGGGTCGTGGCAGCGGTTCGGGTTGTGGGCCGCGTTTCTTCGGGTCGGCGTTGCCCCACATCCACATGTTCATCTGGTCGATCAGCGTGGTCATCAGATACTGGTCAAGCGTCCACGCGGCCGGGGCGTCCAGCTTCTGCCAGATAAGGGAGCCGGCGGGCAGGTTCGCGGCAAACGCGGCCGTCTCCAACGGGTCCAGCTCGTAGATGCCGAGCCCATATACGCGCCTCATGTCCGCCGCCAGCTGGTCGGGGCAGCGGACGAGCAGGTATACGAGCGTCAGGAGTTTGGGAAAGCCTTGCTCATCTCCTCGAACAGTTCGTTCAGGAAGGCTCCCATGGTTTCGCCGTCGATACGACCGTCAGCGCCTCGTAATTCGTTCTTGGCCTTGCCGTATGAGTCGCCGAGAAGTCGGCGCAGGAACGGGATGATCTGCAAGGCGTTGCCCTTCGGGTCGGCCTGAAGGTCATAGAGAGATTCCACGAACTCCCAATCGTCCAGCACCTTCGGGTCGATGGTCAGGGAGATGCCCTTGACGGTGACGGTGCGTGGCTTGCCCTGCGCGGGCCTGTGATCCTGCGGACGGTTGCCGGGGACGTTGTTGCTGGCGGTATTACCGTAACGATGATGACGGTTTCGTGACATAATGACTTCTCCAAAAAACCATGGACGACTTCGAGGGTTGAAAAAATGAGGGTTCCCGCGTCGCGGGGAAGTCGTCGAACGCATGACGCGGGAAGAACCGTTATTCGGCGGCCGGGGTCCCTTCGCCGGTTTCGGCGGTCTCGTCGCCGTTGACCGGATCAATGACCTTGCCGACCAGGGCCTCGGTGACGGCCACGCTACGGGACGCGGCGATGCCGACGTATTCGATGGCGGTGACGCCGGAGCCCATGTCGTTGGCGGAGACGGTGATGTCGTACACCTGCGGGTCGCCGGCATGCACCTGACGGTCGCCGAACTCGGCGCGGGTCGCGTTGCCGATCACGAGACGGTCCTTGACGTCGCCGCTCATCGCGATTTCGAACACGAGCACGAAGTCCTCGTCGGAGGGCATCTGGTGTTTGATGGTCATGCTCTTGTCGGTGCCGGTGACCGCGTCCGAGTTATAGCGGAGCTTCGCGGACTCGGCTCGCAGCACTTCGAGCAGGGCGAACTGGTAGGACTCGGCGTAGCTGGTGATGATCTTCATCACGGTGGTACCGTTCGCGTCCTTGATCTCGGTGGCGTCGGTGTCGGTCGTGTTGGTCAGGCCGTCCTCGGACAGGTAGCCGAGCAGCTTGTACGCGGAGGGCAATGCGGTGGCGGAGTCGGTGGGCAGTGTGGTGCCGGCGGGTGCCCAGTAGGCGTAGCCGCCGACCTTGAACTTGCCCAACGACACCATGGTGGAATCGTTGGTTGTGGAATCAACCATGATTTACAGCCTTTCTAATCGTCTGATTTGATAATCAACTGGAGAATGATTTGGTAACGGGGCCGCCCGTCGGGCATGGGGAAATGCGTGCGCCCGGTGATGTCGATATCGGCGACCTCGGGCAGTTCGACGATACGTTTGAGCCGGGGGAGTATGAGTTTCGCCGCAGCCTCGGAGACCAGCCAGCGCGACTCGCCCCACACCTGCACCGCGATAAGCGGCAGGCTGCGAAACGGTTCGTCCGTGCCTCCGACCTGTTCGACGGTGACGAACGGCATCGGATGCGTGGCCGACGATCCGGCGGGCACGTCGAACATCGCCGGATATTCGGCCTTGATCGTCGGGTCCGCGTTGAGCCAGTCCATGACGAGTTTCTCCGCGTTCACGGCCATCAGCCGCCACCTCCCACTGCTTTGGCAAGCGTGTTGTGCAATGCGTTGTCGACGTGGGCCGCGTGGTTGGCCGGATAGACGTTCGCCGTGGCACCTTTGGGGCCGGTGCGCACGCTTGCCTCGTAACGCGGAACGTGATCCTCTCCGGCGGACACATGCACGGCACGCATGGCGGTGGAGTTGGCGCGTCCCGCGATTTTGTCGGCTTCGGCCTTGACAATGCGTGCGCCCTCGTTTTGGCGGTAAGCGAGGAACGCCGAATAATCGAGTCTCACGGTATTGGACATCAGCCCTTCGAATCCGTGACTTCGACCTTGAGGTTCCAGGCGGTCGGCTTCATGCCGCCGTCTAATGGCCTCGGGTCTCCGATCACCTTGTAGTCATGCTCGTCGATGCGTATGCTCGCCCCGCGCAGGCTCCGGTATGCGTAGCTGCGCGGGAACAGGCACGTGAACGCCACGGTCACTCCGTCAGGGCGCAGCGAATCGGTTGCATTCGACATGGCACCCGGCGAGACGAGCACGTTGCCCACCGATTCGATATCGTCCTTCGTGACGGGCGAGCCGCCCGGGTCGGTCTCGCCAGTGGGCGTGCAGCGCACCACTTTCACGGTCTCGCCCCTCATGACGCCTCCCCGTTCGACAGGTCGATGCTGTAGAAGCGTTGGCCGGTGAGCCCAAGCGCCTTCTTCTGTCCCTTGGACAGATAGAATTCGCCGCGAGGATTCGAGAAGGTCATCGACTGGGTGAAATCGCCCGCCGTGAGACTGAGATTGCTGGCACCGGTCGTATCGAAACCGGCGCCCTCGGTCTGCATGTCGGACGAGATCACATCCTTGGCGAGCTCGCAGGCGATGCGTTCAAGCGTCGCCCGCGATATGTTCCGCCAATCGGGGCACTGTTCGCGAATGAACTGCGATGCATCGGCCAGACGCTGGTCAACATAATCCGGGTCGTCCGGCATCTGCTTCCAGCGTTTGGACAATTCCGTGTGGGTGGCGAATGGGTTTTCTTCCGTTTCGTCGGCCATAACGCACCTCCCCACGTCAGACGGCGATGACACCGATCGCGCGCAACTGGGCGAGGATGCTGTTGACCTTCGTGGCGATGGTCGCCGCATCCGCGCCGCTCGCGAGATCCGGGATCGCGGCACCTTTCTTGACGCCACCCAACGCCTCAGCCGTGGCGGCGGGCAGCGTGTAGGCGGGCGGAATCGTCGGCTTGTTCGACAGGTCGTTGTAGCTTCCACTGAAGCTGGACGTTCCCGCGCCAATGGCCTTGCGCGCGTCGGCTGCATCCGTGGCTTTGAGCACCGCCTTGCCGGTGTTGGTGGCGCCGGCAAGCGTGTCGGCGGTGGGAGGGACGCCGCCGACATCGACCGGATTGCCGTCCCCGTCAAAAACGGCCACCTGAGCGATAATCTCGCCGTCAGTCGGCTTCGGTTGACGCACGAACTGTATCTGCTTGTTCAGTCCCATGGCCATCACGCTCCGTTGGACGTCGATGCCGGCGTGATGACGTACGCCGGGAAGCGCTTCGTCTTGTCGGGCTGCACGTCGTTGATGGGGTTGGCGATCTGGAAGCCGACGCGGAACACGACGCGCATGGCGACGCAATCCTGCTGCGCGAGGTTCAGAATCACCTTGCCGTTATCGTCAGAGATAACCGACTGGTCAAGCATCTTGTAGGTGATGTCCTGACGGATGCCGACCACGAAGTTCGACCAGTCTGCTCCGAGCAGCACGGCCTTGGTGGTATCCCACGCGCCGTTGTCTACCTCGTTGAGGCCGAAGCCGTAGAGGGTGGACGGCGCGCCGGAGGCGAGCGAGGGCACGTAGATCGGGCTGCCGTTGGCGTTGCGCAGGCCGATAAGTTCCCAGTTCAGGCCCGGCTTGCTGGCGAAGCCGTTCATGGCGAAGCCCTGTTCGGCGAGCTTCTGACCCATGCTGGCAACGTCCTTGGCGAGGTCCTTGCCCTGGGTGAGCATGTTGTGCGCCGCGATGGCCTGCGGGATGATGCCGTCAGGGAAGCTGGACGGCTTGTCCACGCCGAAAAGGGTCGCCTGGTCCAGCTTGTAGCCGAGCGCGGAAGCCAGACGCGGCATGACCTCCGGCCAGATTGGGATGCCGGAATCCGCGATGACGGCCTCCGGGATGGGCACGATGGCCGCAAGTTCCTCGGCCGTGATGCTCAGGCCAGACCATTTCATCTTCGTGGTCTGCTTGAGGCCGGTATCGCCGCCCACCCAGTAGGCGATCGGCTTGGAGTCAAGCACCGGCTGCGTGCGCGTGCGGGTGCTCATGCGAATCTGACGCATGCGGGTCAGGGATACGCTCGACTTGGGGGCGTCTTGGATAATCTGGGTGGCGTATTCGGTGGGGATGAGTCCGCCGCCGAGGTCGCCGCTGGTGATGATGGAGTTCACGTTGGAAACCATCGTCATACCTTCTTTCTATGGAGTGGGGAGGTTATTTCTGCTTTTGTTCAAGGAACTGGTCACGGATCCAGTCGCCGGAGGAGCCGGATGGTGCGGGCGGCTGGTTGGATTCGGAGGAGGCGAGCACCTTCGGCTTGGTCTTCTCGGCGATGTAGTCGGCGAGCGCCTTGCCGTTGGCCTGCATCTCTTCGAGCGTGGAGCCATGGAGCAGTGCGATGGGCACGCCGGTTTCCTTGGAGACCTGCGTCTTCCATTCGTTCTGCTGTTTTTCCGCCTCGTAGGCGGCGTTCTTGGCTTCAAGCTCTTTGATGTGCTTGGCGGTCTTTTCGGCTTCGGACAGTTGGGCCTCCTTGAGCTGTTGCAGTTCGTCGGCGGCTGCCTTGTTGTCCTTGGCGCGTTTCTCCCATTCGCGGGAATGGGCGACGGCCTCCCTGTATTTGGCCTCGTAATCGATTTCGGGCGGCTTCGCTCCGTTCTCGGTCGATGCCGCCTGCTGGTTGCCGTTGGCCTCTTCGGTCATGGTTCCTCCTAGTGGGTTGGGCCCGTTTCGGGCATAAAAAACCACCCGTGCGGGTGGTTGGGGAAAATCTCAGTTCGAGTGCGACGGTCGTGGCACCCCGTAGCCGTCCTTGTAACGGTCGGGGTAGAGTCGGCGCATCACATAGGTGATCGTGTTCGGGTCGTTGGGATTGTCGGGATTGCCTTTTGTGGTGGCCTTTATCATCCGATAGGTGTCGTCGTCCAGGCCGCCGTTCTCGATGAGGCTACGGGCGTGCATGTATTCCGAGTACATGCGGTCGGGGTCATAGCCCTCGATGTGAGCTTGGTCCCTGTCCCATTCGGGGACTATCTGGCAGTCGCAGTCGTCGTGAAACAGGCTGAACGAGCCTTTGGCGTATTTTGCGGTCTTCTCGCTGCGGTACACCCAGCCGCGCGAGCAGAGCATCGTGCAGAACGCGCACGTCTTCGCGCCTCTCGGCACGCGCGCGTACCGGGGTTCGGACGGGTCGTGCTCGCACAGGCGGGCGATGGTTTCGCGCCCCGAATACATGACCCAGCGTTGCATCGCACCGACAAGATACGCCTGCATGGTCTGCGGGTCGGTCCACAGGTGGCCGGCCTGCCAGCGTATCGTCTTGTCGATGCCGTCGCCGGGAAACGAGTCGGACAGGTCGTACTCCCATGATTCGGGCACCGATTCGCCACGGACGCGCATATACCATTCGTAGGCGGCCTGTGCCGCGAGGTCGCCGTATTTGGCGACCAGTTGCGGCACGTAGTCGAGCAGCATGTCACGTTGCCATTCAGGACTGAGCTGTTGCAGCGTCCCCCACAGTTTCGCCAGATCGCGGCGCGCCAGTTCCACCGCTCTGGCTTGGCTGGCTTGCAGCTGGTCCAGTTGCCGGTTGTCCGTCATCCTTGTTGCCTCCGTTCACGAGGGAGTCAAGCACGCTGCGGGTCTCGGCCTTGCGCTTGTCGACCAACAGGCGTGTGATGTCGGAATCCGTGTAGCCGAGCTTCTCCAGAATAACGTCGGAGTTGGCGAGCCACGGCATGGCCGTCACCTGCTTCACGATGGCATCGGAGAGCGCGGCCTGCGATGGGCGTTCGGGGTCACGCCAGTTGACCTGCAAGCGGTCGAGCTCGTCGCTGTCCTCGCTGGTGCCGTTGAGTATGGCGATGTCCCTCGCGGCCTTGCGTAGTTGCACTCCGATGGCGCGGCAGGCGTTCTTCGCCTCGATGACAAGTTCGCTTTCCGCCGCCATGATCGCTTCGGACGAGGAAGGGCCGGAATCCGTCATGACGCCGAACTGGCTGAGCGGCACGCCGGTCGCGCCGCTCATGCGTGCCGCGAGTGCGCGAAGCATGTCGGTGTGCGGCTGCATGGTCATCTGCGTGAACTGGCCGATGGCGGGTGCCTGGCCGTCCTCGTTGAGGCTGATGTTGAGCATCTTCGAGATGGTGGCTTCCCAGCCGGTCAGCTTCTTGCCGTTCTTGTCCTCGGGCGGCTCGTCCGCGCCGATGAGGTAGCGTTGCGGGCTCGAATAGAATTCGGCGCTTACCTCCATGCGCAGCATGGTGCGCACCGCAGTGTCGGTGATACTCATGACCTCGCGGCTGATGCGCGAGCGGCCAAAGGGGCGGTTCAGGTCCTGATGGTAGGGGATCAGGTAAACGGGCACATGATCCATGTACGTGTTCCGGGGAGCGTCCGCATGATAGCGGCCTGATTGCGTGCGGCGTATACGAATCGTGTAGCCGGGCATGTAGAGCATGAGTTCGGAAGGCACGATGGTGTTCGCCTGCGCGTACTGGGAGCGGTCGATATCGGTTATCGACAACGCCGCCGACAGGCCGCGACGGGCGTAATCCCACAGGCCGGTCTCATAGAGCGCGCTGCGGAACGACACGGACACCTTGGAACGCAGACCGTCTTCCGGTTCCGCGCTGCGTACATTCAGGAACGAGCATGAGTGAGTGAGCGCGCTGCGGATGGCCTGCGGCAATTCCACGTCGAAGTCGTTGTCTGAAAGAATCGAATCCAAACCCAACGGATCGCGGCTGTCGTCGCCGACTCCGACGAAACCATCGAACACGATGCGGTCGGCCAAAGCGTCCACCGATTTCTGCGGCCAGCCCACGACCTCGCTTATCCCCGCCATGCTGTCCGGCACAGCGATGGACAGATTCTTAAGCTCGTTTCGCCCGTCGTAGTATTTGGTGCGCAACAGGTTACGTTCGAGCTTCTGGGACCATTGACGTATCATCAAATCCCACGGTTCTCGGCACTCGTCGGGCAGATTATCGACCTGCACGTTTTCAAGACTGGGAATCTGCATCAGAATGCCACCGCCTTCGCTCTTCTTCCCGGATGACGCTTGGAAGTCTTGACGTTCCAATACGCGAGAGCCACCGCTTCCACGGGACTCACATCGACGTTCTCCATGGACGGCTCGTAGCCGAACCCGTCGCCGATTTTCCTATGCTTCGCATGACCCACCGCCTCGTCAAGCAGAGGCTGGCCGAAATGGGTAAGCTCATGGTCGTTCACGGCCTGTTCGAGCATCGAACAAGCGTCCGCCACGTCGGAAGGGCGCGGCACCACGATCACTCTTTTGGACACGCCCTTGTCGATGAGGCTGTTGACCAGGGTGGGCGCTCCCACGCGCCCGTCGATGATGATGCCGATGGCGTTGCGCCACCGTTCCGCACCGTCCTTCTCGGCGGTCAGCCAGTCGGCCAGCCAGCCGGTGCCGCCGCGCATGCTGCGCGAGGCTATGACCTCCACGTGCGGCAATTCACCCGACTTGCGTGGCGGGCGCACGCACGCCACGAGGGTGACGTTCGCGCCGTCCGCGCTGAACTTGACCGCATACGAGTTGTAGCCGTCCATGCAAGGGTTGTCGGTCTTGCACTTGGCCCACTCGTCAACATCGATATCGGACAGCGCGCCGGCCTGATCGTTCCACCAGCCGAGACGTTCGCGGGCGAAACCGTCAGGGGTCATCTTCTCCGATTCGGAAACGACCACGCTCTTCAGCAGTCGGGTGCCGAGCGATGGATTGTATTGGTACCAGCGTTGCTGGTCGTGCACGTCGCCGATCTCGGTCGCCGCCCATTCGAACCAGCACAGGTTCTTCGGCGGCTTGTCACGATGCGCGTTGCGGCGCATGCGCGCGAACACCGTTCCCGGCGAGGTCGGCGGTGTCGGCGTTCCCGTGTAGATGGTCAACGGGTTGCCCGAGGGTGCCGACGAGATGGCGGGCTGTATGGCCTCCATCTGCTCGTCGGTCAGCTCCTGCGCCTCGTCGCACACCAGCACGTCCACCGTGAAACCACGGCCCGAACTTTTCGAACGGGCGATGAACTCAATGCTGCCACCGTTCTTCAACACGATGGCCTCCTGGCCGTTCGTGGCCCGAATGTAGGTGACCAGTTCCGACAGTTCGGGGAACTTGCGCGCGTTCTCGAAGTAGTATTTCATGCGCAGGAAATGCTTGCGGCAGGTCTTCACCTCATGCGCCGTATGCAGGATCTTCATGCCGATGATCGCGGAGAGATAAAGCTCCGTGAACTCGAGAATCGCGTTCTTGCCGTTCTGGCGCGGCACCGCGCACCCGCAATCCGACGCCGCCCATTGCAGCTTCGAATCCGTGGCGAGCCACCCCTCGAGCACGATGCGCTGCCACTTATCCGGCTTCATGTCGTAGCCGGCTGCGAGCGCGCACGCCTCGCCTCCCTCGGACTGCGCGTGCTTGGGAACCAGAGCGAAGCTAGGTTCCTGTACGCCTCTTCGCCTTGCCACCCTGAATCACCCTCAGCTTCCGTCGTTCGGCTATCTCATCGAGCGGCGTATGCCGCTCCTGCTTCTGGGCTTTCGCCGGCATGATCTGGCTGCGTGCGGCTGGTGTGATGCCGTAATCCTGCAGCAGCTTGTTCAGTATGGGCACGCTGGCGAAATTGCCGGAACCCCAGATGTCCGCGTGGATCAGTGCGGCGTTCATGAGGTTGTCCCAGTCGGCCTCCGTCCACGAGTCCGCTCCGGGGGTGGAAGCCAAATGCTCCCACCATCGCACGGTCGCCTCCGGCCACTCGATGCCGTCAGGCAACTGTGGCTGCGTTATCGTGGTCTTGGCCAACTGGATCACCTCGAATCAATGTCTAGGAGCCGCTGGAGCGACTCGCGCGAGCGGAACCGGCGGCACGAGAGAAATCAAACTCGCCCTGCACGTATCTCGGACGCATGACAACCACCTCCATCGGGAAAATCAGGAGCCTGAGGAACGCGAGCCGCCGCGAGAAAAAGCGCTGCGGATACGACCGGCCACATTACGCACCGCATTGCCGGCGCGCTGGAACAGGTTACGCACGATCCACCTCCTTTCCAGTAACGATGCGGACAAGAAAAATCGGGATCTACCGTTTCCAGCCTGCACTGCGGTATCTGTTCCATTCGTCGTTGAACCGCTTGTCGAACGCCCGGTCTCGGCGTGCCTGGGCGTTCTTCCATGACTGAGAAACGCCGGCTTCAAGATCGTTGACTCCCTGTTCCTTGCGTTTCTTCATCAACGCGCGCATCTTGAGGGTATCCTGCCATAGCTTCGATATACGTTCGTCGGATAAGCCCTGTTTGCGGTATTGGGATATTCGCTCTTTCGAGAAGCCGACGCCGGAAAGCGTTGAGCCCTTCGAGCGTGAGCGGGATGAGTTGCCGCCGCTCCCGCTGCTGGACGAGCGGGAAGCCGAAGAAGAGCCGCGTCGCATGAGAACCTCCCAATGAAAAAGCCGCCACATAGGGACGGCTTGAACGAAAAAAATATTGTTTACCGGTTCACGATCCGCTCGATCGCGACGCGGAACGGGACGCACTCACACGCAGGGCGGACACACCGCCACCGGATGAACCGGAAGAGCGACGCCCATACCCCGTATAGCGGATATCGTTGGTGCTCGCATAACGGACTCGCCTCATAACTCACCTCCCAGCTTCCGAGCTACGGCCATACCATCGAGGTATTTATCTCCGAGTTTGCGAAGACCATACTCGGCAAGGAAAGAATCCTTGTCGTCTCGCAACGGGAACGCGATGGCGAACCAGTATTCGGAATTGGTCGGCTCCACGAGCTTCCTGGGACTGCAAGCCGAAACCAGCGCCCTGTGCAGGGCGGCGAACTCGGCGAGACAATCCTTCTCCAGATCATCGGAGTACTTGACATCGGCGAGCGGGTCAGGCGTCTTCTCCGCGAACCCGAGACCACCACCGAAGCCGACGCCGGCACCGAACGCCACGGCGGACGACTTGGCCGGCTTGTACGGGGCGAGTAGCTTCTCGATATCACGGTACGCATAGATCCGGTGGTTTTCGCCGAAGCCAAACCGTTCACGCCACCGCGCCATCTCGGCGGGGGAGGGGAAACACAGGCACAGCCAGAACTCGGTGTCGGTCGCATCCACGAAACGCTTGCGCTCCGCACGGGCGCGCTCCCGGTACTCCTTCGCGTTCTCGTCCAGATTTTCCGGCACCGGCTTCACAGCCTTCTTGCCCTTGGACTTCTTAGAAAAGTCGAATCGGAAATCACCTGACATGATCCACCTCCAAC